GATCCAATCTCTTGCTTGTTGAGTCCCGCGAAAGATGACATATTGCTCATTAGTCGCATTTACAAAATAACAAGTCGTAGATGTGCCTCTAGACTCAATCTTGATTGCGCCTTCAATCTCTTCTTCGTAAGCAAGTAATGCGTACTTACACGCCTTCTGTATCAGTCTTTTGTTCACAAGTAATCTCTATCATATTAGGGGCTACGGATTTTGCTACGGCTTCTTTGTTTGCATTTCTCTGTGCTTCAGAAAGCTCACAATATTTAGTTACTGCATCTCCTACAATATCCAGAGATGAGCATGAGAATAAAAAAGCCAAAGGTATTAGTGCTAAAAGTTTCATAATCCACCTGCATAGTTAGTTAACAAAGCTACCAGTCCTACAATAAATATCCAGAAAAGTCTTTCGCCAAATCTGTTATCAGTTTTAAAAGCCATCTCTTGCAATTTATCATCCATTGCATTGACTTTCTTTTCGATAGACGACTGCCTGTTAAAAACAGTAACTAACCTTTCTTCAACTCTAGCCAAAGAAACAATGGCTTCTTGAAGGTCATCTATCTTATGCTCAACACGCCTCAATCTTTCTTCACTCATATTTTCACATCTGGCTCTGCATACTGCTTTGGTATTTCGTAGGTACAAGTAATGTGCCTACCCCCGTCTTTCTTAAATGCAATCATACTCATCGTATGATCCGAACCATATCCTTGACCTGAGTGCCAGGAATCAGGTGGAGCTAATGTACCAAACTTCTGCACTGTAACTCCCTCAAACTCTTGGACTGACGCATGATGAAAGTGTCCTACAAACCAAAGTCTGTGCGTACTTTCGCCCCATGCTGCGGGCATATCTCTTGGCATAATCTGCGCTAACTTAGCTGCTTTTACTTTATCTCCGTGGTGTATTCCAAACAACCACTTACCCCACTGGAGGTAATGAAAAAAACCTTTTGACTTCAATATGTTAACTCTTTTTTCTTTAGAGTAATAGAACTCTAGAATTAACTGTACCGCAAGAGCAGTGTCTGAGTCGTGGTTTCCTCTAGCTATTGCGACTTGTATTGTGTCGCACTTAGTTAGCATCCTATCTATTGCAAATATCATTGTTTGTGCAGCAACACGCATTACCTTTTCAAAACGTGTATCTACATCAACCAGTGTGCCTTTTGTCGTAAAAGGCGACGAACCATCTGAGTGTGTAAAGTCACCGACTTGTACAAGCATCCCTGTTCTACACTCAGGGGATCGTTCTACTAACTCATTAATTGCTTCTTTAATTTCTCTTGAAGCAATGCTTGTATCAAAATCTCTGTCGCGTGTTTCTTCACTGTCTGCTCTCATTCCTAAGTGAGCATCACCAATTATAATAGTAGAAAGCAATTCGTCTTTACGTCTAGAAGTTTTTGGCTTGCTTTTAATAGGCTTAACGCCTTCGCATAACTCCTGAACAAATGCTCTAAATGCCTTGTCTTTTTTTATCTGGTCTGCTTTTGTTTTAATCCAGACCGTATTGCCTTCGTCATCTTTTGTAAGTGTAGACTTACCAATTAAACTATGACCTTCGTCAACAAACCTTGACCCGTCAAAATATAATGTAAATCCTTTTGCTGCTGCTCTAATTCTTACATTATGAAGAACTGTTCTAAAGGTACTATCACCGCAACCTATTGATTTTGCTGCTTCTACTGCACTTTGATTGTGATTGTACCAGGCTTGTATAATTTCTCTTTGCCGATCTGTCGAGCAATAATCTAATAAACTCATAAAATCCCCTTAGCTTATTTTTGTAACAACAAATCCAATCATTAACGCAATTGCACCGACTCCTACGGCTGTTATAATTAATAAAAAAGTTAAGTCAGCTATTCTTTTTTTTCTTTTTGCTGCTGCCTTTGCTGCTTGTAATCTTCTTGATCTTTCTAGCTGCCTAACTCTCATCATCTGTGAATACAAAGCAGTCTTACCTTTATCTTGAAACATTCTCTTTAGTTGTGCCTCTAGCTTCTTAGTTCGTTCTTCTGCCAATACTGCTTGTAACGCATACGATTCGACAGAATCTTTTGCGAACATCTTGTTTGCAGCAGATGTGTTTTCTGACTGTGCTTTAGCTTCAGTAACTTGATCTTTTGCATCATAGAAAGCTGCAATAGTTCCTTGCATCTCGTGTATTTCTTTGCTTTTGTCAACTCCATACTTTATGAGCTTGAAAGCTTTTTCTGCTGCTGCAACAGCTAATGAGATTTCTATCATTCATCAAACCACCCTAACTTTAAAGTTACCTGCACCGACTGTAGTAATTCTAACTTTGTTGGTAGCAGGGGCATCCCAGTTATAGTCTGTTCCAAGAACAACGCCTTGATTTAATACATTTGCGTCATAGTTCAAAGCAGTACCAGAATATGTCGGTACTGTTGAACCAGAGGCAATATATAAAATAGCTGCAAAGTCTAAGTCATTACCAAGCGCAATTTGATTAGCGTCACTTAAAGCATTAAGCGTTGTGCTAGTCATTTTGTTTACAGCAACAGCCATTGATTCTCTTAAAGCAGAGACTTCTGTGTTTGTAGTCGCGTTAGTCCAAGTTTCTGAACCGAATGTTGCGTTAGAGTTATATTGATAAGTTCCTGAATTATTCTTAACAATGCTTCTTGCTGCACCAGTAGCATCTTGAACTTTCCAAGTGGTCTTGTTATCCGTAGACACAGCGTAAAAAACGCCACCGCTACCGACAGCATCTGTTGCTGTGGTTGAATTTAAATCAGTCCAGTAAGTTGTATCTATGTTACTGCTAATACAGGGCTGATAGCCTGTTACTGTACTATTACTAACTTTTAACACATCATTAGTTGCGTCATATATCACTGAATTTAAAGCCCAAGATCCAGAAGATGCTGTAGCGTATGAACTTGGTGCTGTGACTTGTGAAAAAGTTCCGCTTGTTGCTGTTAAAAGAAATTGACCATCATTTACAATAATAGTTTTACCAACATCTCCAGAAGCAAATGAGCCTGTACCAAGCTTGATGGTTTTAGCAATATCGTATTCGTATATAGCATCTCCAGTGCCACCTGAAACAAACATTTTAAATCCGTCTGCGCTAAATTGAACTCCTGTGGGAACTGAATCTGTTACACCAAAGCTATCTACAAAACTTGCTGTAGATACATCAAATCCTGTGGATAGAGTGTATTCAAAAATTGCATCATTTGCTGCTCCTACAATAAACATTTTTGTACCGTCAGTGTTAAAACAAATTCCCAGTGGGGTTGTATCTTGTGGTGTTATAGAAAAACTTTGAGAGTATGAAGCAGTAGATATATTGAACCCAGTTGTCAAAGCGTATTCAAATACATTATCGTTTATAATGCCACAAACAAACATTTTTGTGCCGTCTGTGTTAAATGCTAAGGCAGTTGGAGCAGCGTCTTGTGAAGATACAGAAAAACTTCTCGTGTAAGAAGCTGTTGAAATATCAAACCCAGTTGTTAAGGTGTATTCATATATAGCATCGGTTGAATTCCCTGCTATAAACATTTTTGTACCATCGGCACTAAAAGCTAAACCAAATATCTGTGAATCTTGCGATGCTACAGAAAAACTAACATTATCATAACTAGCTGTAGATACATCAAATCCTGTGGATAACGTATATTGATACACAGTATTGTTATCTGTGCCTATAATAAACATTTTTGTACCGTCAGCGTTAAAAAATAAATCTCTTACACCTCCATCTTGAGATGCAACACTAAAGCTATCAACAAAAGATGCTGCTGATACATCAAACCCAACAAAACTTAAACTGGTCGATGGAGCAGAGTTTTCTAATGTATAACTACCTGCCGAAGCATCCCAGTTGTTATTAGTTGCACCTGTCTGAGATATTTCTTTAATAACAGAAACATTAGGTACAAGCACACCACTGCTTAAAGTAATGTCTGCTGTTTCACCTGCTGCAAAAGTCTTAGTCAAAGATCCGTTAGTAACAGATACATTTCCAACAGCGGTCGTTAAAGTATTAAGCTGTGTTTGAACGTTAGACGTTACACCGTCTACATAGTTTAACTCCGTTGCATCAACTGTTAAGTCAGAGATTTGGCTGACTGTAATACTCGTGGCAACAGGAGCAACATCTACCCAAGCAGCGCCTGTGTAGACTTTCATCTTGTCGTTAGTAGTGTTGAAGTAAATCGCACCTGTTAGCAGTGCGTTACCGTCATTGTCCACAGTAGGATCGGATGATTTATCACCCAGATAGCGGTCATCAAAGTTATCATAAGTTGTTGCAGCTGCTGCTGCGCTGCTTGCACTAGCAGTCGCACTTGTTGCTGCATTTGATTCACTGGTCGAGGCTGCTGACGCACTGCTCGCACTAGCGGTTGCGCTGTTGGCTGCTGCTGTAGCTGAGGTAGCTGCTGAAGTGGCTGAACCTAATATACCGTCTACATAAGCTTTTGTGGTTGAATCTGCCGAATCAGTGGGCGTTGCAAGACCAGTGATCTTGTTGTTGCCCATCGCAATAGCACCAGACATTGTACCGCCTGATGTTGGAAGACCACCGCCAACTTGAGTGTCAACATAAGCTTTTGTGGTCAAATCTTGTGCAGCAGTTGGATCACCCGCTCCAGTAATCTTGTTAGTACCCATTGCTATCGCGCCACTCATAGTACCACCCGCAAGAGGTAGCTTTAATGCGATAGAGTTAGTTACTGTTGTGTGAAAGGCTGCGTCATCATCTAATGCTGCAGCAAGCTCATTGAGTGTGTCTAATGCAGCAGGAGCGCCATCAATAAGGTTTGTGATTAACTGATCTGCATAGGCCTTGGTCACAGCGTCAGTGGCAGCAACTGGCGTACCAATATCTGTTAGTCGTGCAGTGTTAAAGTCTACCGTACCTGTTAACGCAAGATTATGTAAATTGGTAGTACCAGATGTCGCCGTAACATTGCCCGTAAGATTTCCTGTGACATTTCCCGTGACATTACCCTGGAGATTACCTGTTACGTTACCTGTTACTGCACCTGTTAAGTCACCTGCAAAGCCTGTAGTAGCCGTTACGGTAGTTCCTGTAATGGCTAAAGCAGAGCTACCACCTATAACCATACCGTTAACTGTACCGCCTGTGAGGACGGCATTACTAGAGTTTAACGTACCGTTAGCGGTGAGTGTGCCTGTGACAGTTCCAGTAGCAGTAGTAATAGAGCTAGGATTAGTTCCTAGTTCTACAATCTGAGTAGAATTATTCTCTGTAAAGATCCGCTTGTCAGTTACGTTAACCGCTAACTCGCCTTTAACCAAGTCACTCGTACTTGGTACGGCTGATGCGGTAGAGCTATTCTTGGTAATAATTACTGTCATGATTTATCTCACCACTTAGTTTTATGACTCCAATAACGAGCCGATAACTTTGAAGGGGATGCGTCTTGTGCGTTATGCCTAGCGTAGTAAGATTTCTTTCTAGCTTTATCTTTGGCAGTCTTGGGATTGCTCCCTGCGCCTTTAACGCCCTGTTGTCCAAATCGGATAGTCTTAATTTGGTCACCTTGTTTAGCCACAACAACATGACTCTTGGTGGGATGACCAGGAGTACGCTTTGGTTTGTTAAAACCAGAAACGCCAATCTTTTTTAATCGGGGGTCTTTCATAAAGAATAAGGGGGCAGATTACTCTACCCCCCTCCTCTATTAACCATTTACAGCCATTATGAAACCGCTATCAGGACGATAAGTCTTAACACCGTATAATGTGTCAGCAGTATAAAGAGTACCTAAGAACTCTTGCTTATACTGAGTCTGTGAACGTATGCCTAGCTGCTCTGCCAAGATCATTGTATCGTTGTGAACTAGCATAGCTGCTCGGATTTGACCACCTGCTGAGTTTTGTGCAGCAGTCTCAGTGATCGGGCAGTTAGTAGAAATGAATACATCGATGCCGTATAGGTTACCGATCTTTCCATTTTGTACAGGCTCACCGCTTACAAAGTCAGAAGAGACATATCGGTCAACGCCCATGATTGCGTTACGCAATGCAGGAGGTATTACGAATGCACGATTATCCATAGGAACATCAGCATCATCTTGCTTCTGAATAAGGTCACGGAAACACGCATCTGTAAATACGTCTGCTGTCGTGACTGTGTCGTCGGCGTATGCGGTTAGGCCAGTTGACGCATCACAGAAAAATGCAGCAGCAGTATTAGTCCAAGCAGTACCGTTACCAGTACCGAAAGACTTACCAAGATCCATGAGGTCTGTATCGACCTGACGGGATAGGGCATAGCCTGCGTCTGAAGTGTAGAAGTTACGAAGACTTGAAAGAGCTTGTGTCTCAGTAATGTCCTCAATAATGCGTGAGTATTCGTAGTGCTTGTCTATTGCAACTTGCACTTCGCCCTCAGTAGCATTCTGAATTGTTACCGCAGTAGCAGAAGCCTTAACGTGAGCATCTCCACGAACGGGAGCAGGAATGTGAAAAATATCGCCTTTCTTTCCTGTTACGCTCATCTTCTTAACAATGTTTGCGAGAATTAAATTCTTCTCATATGCCGCACGAATTTCGTCCGACCAAATTTCTGGAATAAATGTAGCGGCACTGGTATTAGTTACCGCACCGCCCATATTGGGATAGGTTGAATCAGTCATGTCTTAGATCTCCAAAAGGTTATCTAACCCTTTTTTCAGCATAAGCTTGTAGAAATTCTGCCTCCATAGCTACATACCTTTTTGGGTTAGTTTTCATTAGCTCAATAATGTCTGCCCTTCTATAGATCTTTTTGCGAGATGTCTCTGAACTACCGTTAGCACTACCAGTTGACGCAGCATTAAGAGTTTGCTTACGATCTTTGCGTTCAGTCTCTACGGCCCTTGTTACTGTTTCTTGAGTTGATTTCCAATTGTTAAACAACTCATCCGCAGCATTGTAGTCGTATCCACTGTTTGCTCGATTGTACAACTCTTTACGAATTTCACTGCCTACAACCCATTTTTGAAACTCTGGGTTGACAGCAATTTCTTTCATGTCAGGATGCTTCTGCTGTAAAGCGGTCAGCGTCTGACTCTGTTGCATTTGCTTCCCCAACTCCTCTAACTGCTTGATAGTAGGATGGTTGGCAATCTTCTGTTCTACGGCCTTGTCAGGCTCTGCAAAGAAATCTATTTCTTCGGCTTTTTCCTGTTCCTTGACTTCGCTTTGCTTGAGAATGAAATCATCAACAATCTTTCGTAGTTGACCCACTTCCTCACCTTGGCTGCCCATTCTAGACTCAGCCTCTTGGTGCATCTTTACCAGTTCTGCGGGAGTTTTACCTTGGTATTGCTCTGGCAGTTCTGGTTGTGGTTCTTCTACATTAGCTACCTCTTCCGAGACTAATTCACTTGTTTCTTTATCATCTACCTCTTTTAAAGGTTCATCAATAATTTGCGCCACTATTAAACTCCTATGGAAACAAGACCAACATATAAGCTACCCCACAAGGGACTTACGAATCGGCTACCTTGCGTTCATGTTTTATCTTCTTCTGTCTATCTTTAGCCCACTTCATAGTCGCTCCAGGAAAGTGACCAGAAATAGGATCAAGTGCAATCTTGACAGGTGAGATAATCGTACTACTCATCTTTCCGCACGTTGGACAAGGACGCTCTCTAACTTCATCAAGCTTTACAAAAGCCTCATGTATATGCCCATCAGCACATTTAAAGTTAAACAGTAACACTGCTACCCTCCTTGCGGATATGATCTATCGTAGATTCTAAGTTGAGAATTAAAGATAAGATGTTTAACTGACCTTTACGGAACATTAAGTCATCATTATCTTTTGTGGCCTCAACGGAATTTATATTAACTGCATTAGCTCTAAGCTCATCTAGCAGTCCTTTCCATCCTTCGGTCATAAACATATCGGCCAAAGAATCGTAATACTTTTCTGTTTCTTGATCCATTAAGACAATGCCTTAGCAGTTTCAAGATTTAATTTCTTTTCTTTCAATACAGTATCTGCCACTTTGAGTCTTCTTTCAAACTCTTTATCATCCTCAGTACCTACCTGTAGGTTAGTGGATACTGCTTTAATTCTGTCATTCTCAAGCTCTACAGGAATAGCTTTAGTCTCTGCTGCTATCTTACCTGCTCTTGCTTGAGACTCCGCAGCCTGTCCGTTAAGCGCATTTGTTTGCGACTGTTGGAACTGGAACTGCGTTTGCTGCGCTAGTTGCGCTGCTTCTTGAGCTTCTGGGCTAGGCTGCCCTGCTTGCTCTAGCGTGGCTATTAGCTCTTCTCTGTTGCTTAGATTCATATTATCTATAATAGATTGAATCAAAGAAGGATACATTGGTGAGTCAGCAGGCATAGTTTGTAATAACTGTACTAGCTGAGTTACCTCGTATTCTCTGGCGATTATACCCAAAGAAGACGTTACCTCAAATACATAATCCGCAACAGGATAGATCTCTGGCTCAAACTGCATATAACGATGAGCAGCCTTAGTAACAAACGGAATCAAGAAAGAATCTTGGAAGTTAACCAAAGTCCTCTTATGTCTTTTGATAATAGCACCTAGCGACATACTAATGCCTGCTGCTGTCGCCTCGCCATTGATAGACCCTGGAACACCCGCAGAATCTATAGCACCTGTTGCTGTTTGAACCATTCTTTGTAATTCAGCAGCTTGCGCGAATGTAATTTGAGAAACTTGCCCAAAGTTAAATGGTTGTAATACTTCCGCAGGATTACCGTTGGTTAGTATTATTTTGCCTGGAGCTACCGTAGGATTAGCCCCGCGAGGTAATCTGGTTGCGTCCATTGCCATCATTGGGTGTACTGTTAAAGCTAGTGCGTCTATTCTTGCTCTAAGCTCTGCATCCAATGCTTTCTGAGAGTTGTATCCCTTTTCGCAAACACCACGACCCCAGAATCGTCCAGGGACTATATCCCATGGGAATGCGACTACTGGTCGGTCTTGCATCATATACGGGTTCATCTCTGCCTTGAGCAAAGTACCACCGTTAGCAATTACTACAATAGCTTCAGCGTAATAGCCTTCGTCTTCTGTAGCATCTGTTAGCTGTTCAACCTCTTCATACTCATCATCGTTTACTAATAAATGGCGGGGGACAAGACCATAATACTTAGTAAGCCTGACTTTATCCGTAGGTTGCGTGGTAAGTTCTGGGTCTGAGTCTAAGTCCGAGTCCTCTGGCGCGTAACCTAAAGGCGTATCTTTATACACGCCTTTCTCTTGTAGAATCTCTACGCTATGGACAGGGACATACTCATCAATTGCTACGCCTATTGCATCATCTACACTTGTCGCAACAGGATCAATTAAAAAGTTTTGAGGAAGAACAGGTCTTAACTTACACACTGTTCTATCCGCTATCTCCACCCCTACGGCCTGTAACTGCCCTTCCATAATAGGCTGTGCAGCAGGACGCATCTCTTTTTGTTCTTCAAGAACTATCTCAGCAATACCCGTACCAAATACAGCGGAGTTAATTAAACACTCACCTACCGCTTTTCTTACCTTGTTCTTTTTAAAATCTGCTAATAGCTTTTCCCGCAAGTAAACAATGTCTTGCTTTTCTTGGTCTAGCATATCGTCTTTCATGTCAAAGAATTTGCCACGACCAAATGTGGCTTCTTCAATCTCTGCAACCGAGGATTCTACGGCTTGCTGTAAAGCAGGCGAGATAATCTTAGATCTCTCTGACTCTCTGTTCCTGTCAGCACCAGACCAGATACCACGCCATAGCCTGTAGTATTCTTCAAACTTCTGCTCATAGTTAGATTCAAAGTGATCGCGCCAATCATCACACTTATTAATAACCCAGCTTTCTAAGGTTTCTTCTATGCCGAATTGATTTTCATTGCTATCTAGCATATTAATATCCTGATACCGAATCTAATACTGTGTAGTCTTGTGTTTCAAACTCATATGAGTAAGACACCTTAGCTAATTGATCTATATAAGCTAAAGCGTCCACACAATCGTCATGTGTTAGTGGGTCAGGAAATTGGAAAAGCTCATCCATGAATTGGATGTTCCACTCTCCTTTATTTAAAGTGCAGACTCCATTCTCGAATCTACCCTGTAACGCCCACATAACTCTGTCAGTTTTCTTTTTGTTACCGTGGGTTAACTCCTCGACCCTAAAAAACTTTTGATACTTACGCATCAAATCCGTAAGGGGAGACATCACGGCTTGTCTTGCTATGCCTTTCTCTATTCCCACAGAGATCGGCTCATAATCTCTAACTATCTGAAATATCTTTTCGGCAGTCGCGTTTAATTCCCAACGACCGCTGACTATGTCTTTCACCCACCAACCATACTCTCCTACCTTTACTATTGCAATAGCAGTGTTGTCAAGCTTTTTATTCTTAGACTTTGCTTTGCCTACCTCTTCAAATCCCGCAAGGTCAATGGCTACATAGTAATCGCCTGTATCGGGTTCGTCTTCTTGGAAGTTAACCCAATCTTCTTTGAACATCTCAGAGCCTCTAGCTTCAAACGAAGCCATGAACTCTTGTCTAAAAGCGTAAGACGACATAGATCTTTTGGCTGCGTCTATCTCATCTTTATCCAAAAGGTTATTGTCGTATGAAGTAAAGTGCCATGCTTTATAATTCGGGTCTTCGCCTAAACTGGCTAGTTTGTAGAGTTCATAAAAATGATTTCTACCCATAGGTGTCCCAATAAATAAGCATTCACCTTTTAGGTCTGTTAATGCAGGTCTTAGTATGAGTTCCCATACATCTGGTTTCATATCCGCATATTCATCAAGAACTAAAAACTTCAGACTTACACCCCTCATAGTCTCAGGTCTATCTGCTCCTTTCAAGCTAATAGTTGTTCCGTTAACTAGCTTGATCTGCATATTATTGACATGGGAGCTTTCAATCACGGGCCTACCTACTTCCATAAGCAGATTCCACATAATGTCTCTAGCCTGACCCTGAGTAGGAGCAACGTAAAAGACCTGCCCTCTATCAGACTTTAATGCGTTGACTAACAGAAGATAGGCTGCAAGACGCGACTTACCTGTCCTACGCCCCGCAGAAACAACCTTGAAGCGAGTCGTATTGTTCCAGACCTTTTTCTGCCAATCCAGTAAGGATATGTTTAAGTTCATCTTTTTCTTGAAGTTTTCTTGGCTATAGCTTTGGGTTGTTTAGAAAATTGCTTTCCTTTCTTTGTGTCTTCTCTTTTCTTTCTTGATGTGGCAGCGTACTCAGCCTTAGATAAAGACTGACGCGCTTTCTTTGGCAGATACCTTTCCCCTGTAGCTTTCTTGCCTTGGGTAGACGGCTTGCCTGATTTAGTACCCCACTCCTCTTTAGTCCACTTGGATAAAGATTTCTGAGGCTTAGACTTAGATCCTGAATAACCACCACCCGCAGACTTGTACTCTTGAGCAAGCATCTGCGCTTTACGCGCAGACCACTGCCCAGGCTTACCGCCCTTAGATGATGCCATCACCTTGTTCTTCAGTCTTTCTCGAAGACCTGGCTTTGTATAGGCCATTACTTGCGCCTAGATGATTTCATTGGTTTCTTTTTAGCAGGCGACATCTTTGCTTTCTTAGCAGCAGCCTTTCCCGCAGTAGTGTATGGGTATTTCTTTCCTCTAACCATTGGCATAATATGCTCCTGTTCGTATCATGTAAGTGACTTCAAACGCTCTTTTCCCTACTTGTCTTGCCCACAGCGAATCCAAGAACTCATCTGCAGCATCCTCGTAGTCTTTTACCTCCATCGCTCTCAAGGCATTCTTAAACTTTCTTAATCTCGTAATACCAAGATTAAAACATAAATTAATCATTGCTTCCTGTCTAACCCTATCTAAATCCTTATACCACCTCTGAGAGTTCTCTAGCTCCTGCTCACAGCGTCTTATGTCATTCTTGAGGAGATAGTACACCTCATCGTCAGATAGCCCTACGGAGCTTAGATTGCGTCCTACGCCTATAGTCATATGACCCGTAGTATCTTCATAAGGTTTGTGTTTGAGTCCTTCGTGTCTCACAAGAGTGTCAATCAAGCTCATCGACATCTCCTTCTATGATATTAACAGGCTCATCCGTAATAGAGGCTGTGTCTCCAACGCCAGAGATAGTAATGTTTACCATAGGCTTACCGCCTAGCTTATCTTTCTCAAATGACCCTTGAGGTAATATTCTATCCACAATCAACTTCCATGCTGCTGATTGATTCTTATGGTCATCGTCTACGGCTGCTCTGAAGATAGAGTTTATTACGCTCTCTGTGTCTCTCCTAGCTAGAAACCTTTGTTTCATTTCTATCATAGCGGAGTGTTCGCCCTTGGGTCTGCCCACCTTGTTTCTCTTCACAGGTGTTATCTCAGACTTCCTTGGTCTACCACGCTTACGCTTTACAGGTGTATCTTTAGTGTCACTCATCACATTGCCGTATATAGAATATAGAATAAATTATTGCATATTTAACTCTCTTTTTTAGGATTAAGCAATTATTGCTACAACGCCTATGTATGCTGCGTTACAGAGATGGTATTTTTTACAGTTTTTTTTAATTTTGCCTGCTGCAAATTTGGGGGGCAACTACAATTAAAAGCTCGCGCGCGCATACGCCCCCGTGCGGGTAAATAGACCCACCCAGGAATCCCTCGGATTGCGTAAATTCTGCCTGAATCTACCCGCTTGCGCTTGTCATGCGTAAAAAAATCGAGTGTGTACGCATAGGAAGCTCCTATTGAACCCAATCACCAAATCAAATCACAGCCAAAATTCAACCGACTATCTAAACCACAAACAAAACTACTGTATAAAAGATCAGTACAAATAAATAAAAAAAAACTTGATTTTATTTTTTAGGTGTCGATAATCAAATCAATGTAATTATTTACATCAACCAAGAGGAATACAAAAATGCAAAAACAACACATTGGACATTTTAACATAGCATCAAAAGCAGCAAGCAATGGGAACAAGGAATACGCTATAAAGTATTTACAATCGATGCTTAGATCTGCAATGAGTAAGAAAGCAATAAAAGAGATTCAAACAGAGATAGCCAAATACCTATAATCAATCTAAAGGGGAATGACATGATAGCAATCGTAGAGATTAGGAATAATTTTGGGAGTGAAGCCATATATCCTGCTTGTAACAATTCTCGATTAATAGCAAAGCTTGCTAATACAAAAACGCTTACAAGAGAAACTATACAAGTAGCAAAAGAATTAGGCTTCAAATTTGAGACAAAACAACAATTAATTTAAGGGGTCAATATGAATATTCAATTCGTAAAAAAATCAAGTAATTCTAAAACGGGAGCTATACCCACTACCACAAGCGATCGTAAAACATGTCCCTCGTCTTGTCCTTTCATAGGTGTGAACGGATGCTATGCAGAAGCGGGTTATTATACTCGAATGAATTGGGATAAGGTGTCTAGTGGCGAACGAGGTGATTTATTTCCCACGTTTATAAGCAATATAAAGAAAATCAAAGCGGGTCAATTATGGCGACATAACGTGTCAGGTGATCTTGTCCCTGACCCTAGCGATGATACAAGGATAGATTCGGATAAATTGCGACAATTGACGCAAGCTAACAAGGGCAAACGAGGGTTTACATATACCCATTATTCGGACAGTAAACACAACATCAAAGCAATCAAACAAGCTAACGATGACGGGTTCACTGTCAATCTATCCGCAAATAATATACGCCATGCGGTCGAACTATCCAAATACAAACTACCCGTAGCATCCGTTGTCCCCATGGATCACGGGAACGAGACAAGGGTTATTGATGGCAAAAAGTTCGTAACTTGTCCCGCAACATATCGAGACAATATAACGTGCGAAACGTGCAAACTATGCTCAGTCTCTGATAGGGATTATATCATAGCTTTTCCCGTACATGGTACAAGATCTAAAAATGCCGACATAATAGCGAGGGGTTAATCATGAGCGATAATGAAATTATAGACAGATTCGATACAAGCAATATCACTATCGAGCAATTATCTAAAATATCCGGTAAATCGGTTAAGTATATTAAAAAATTATTAATGGGGGGTTAATCATGTTGGTATTTAATTATCCAAGTAAAAAGTCGCTTAAAGATAGTGTAGGCGAGCGATTGGCGTATATAGAAACGAGCATTTTTGGTGAAGAATATCGGCGCGATGGTGTACTTACGGGAGCAAATCGCCCTCATATCACTGGTCAGGGCAGGGAATTTTTTGCTCAAGTAACAATGAAAAATGGTTTAATTCATAAAGTTACATAAACAACAACAAACAAGGACTTAACAATGAGAGATTTCAAGCACTTACACGATCCAGATAAACTGTACGCATGGGCAAAAAAGCCTAGCAAATTTAGGGAAATCGCTACTGATATTCTGGGCGGAGCTATGGCGGGT